GTTTGTCTCCCCGGCTCCGCTCGCATCGTACTGCGCCTTCGCCCAAGGACACACCTAATTTTCCCTGACCACCCCGAAAGCGGGAGACCTCTGCAGCTATGGAGCTAGCAAGTTAACAAGTACCATGACTGCTGGAGAGACAGCTGACAATTGGAAAGACAATCGAGGGGCTTGTTGGTCGAAGCCTCAGGATCTGGGACCTGACGCCTGCAAAGACAGGATGTGCCACATGTGCTGCAAGTGTGGGTGAGACTTAACAGCTGACGGATTGAAAGAAATCATGACTATTGGTATGTCCGCTGATCGCGTAACGATCATCCTTTTACTGATCACACTTCGGTGAGATCGCGCTGGCACGGCGGTTTAAATGACGTGCAAACTGTTGTCTGGCAGTCTCGTGGCGATCCCACACAGGAGGTGGCGGCTAACGCTAAACGCATCAATGGAAAATACAGAACAATACCAAGATGCACACCCTCCCCCCCCGGACGGACCCTTCCAGGATCTGGAAGTAGAAGCGCCCCGGGTAAATTTACCCGGAACAGGAGGGGTTATAGCAGCCACGTGGAGCGACGTGGTGAAGAACAAGTTTGCATCCGTGGGCGCGGCATGCAGGCGAGCTTGGGCCCCGGCTAGAGGTATTCCTCTTGCCCGGGTATTCCGCTTCCGCCCCCGAGGACGAGTGACTCGCCTAATAGAGTCGCGTTCACGTGCTGAGATGTTGCGAACAATGCCTGGTGGTAAGACCTCGGCTGAGTTCAATGCGGCAGATTGGTTTCGTGAGGTAATCGGGAGGGGAGGAAAGGTGGTTGGAAACTGCCAAGTCTGGTCGGAGGAGACACTGGAGGACCCAGTCAAGCTGTTAGACGTGATGCTTTCAATACGTCTGGACACTGGCGACGTCGTCGAAGTCTCAGTTGGGATGCTTTCTTCTCTGGTGTCGTATGTGACATTCAGACCTCGCACCCAGGAGTTGTTGATGGCCCTACGCAGTCGAGCCGTTCAAGTATCGAGGGAGATGAATGTGACGTCGGAGTATCTTACTCTGGTTCTTTCGGGAACCGTCGCCTTCGCCCACTTGGTCACGAATGCAGAGACTAAGGCCTGGTCAATCCTGGGGGGTGTTCAAGGTAAGCGTTCTGCTAAGATGTCGACGGCGTTTGAGACTGGTGTTGTCCCTTCTGTAGGTGTTGTCTGGCCTGCTGTATTAACATTCGTGATAATCAGCAGCGCCTATTGGAGTTGTGGTTACTGGCTTGGCCAGTACCCTGGGTGGTTTACAGAGGGTTGGGGAGCGCGTGGGTTGTACCACACAGCTCGCCACTCGCTGTTGGCTTGGCGCGCTGCTAGGCGACTCTCCGCACCGTTTGGGTTAACGCTCAGACATCGTGGAGCTGACCCTTTGCTTGTGCTAGTCGCCACCCTGTGGGCCGTCCTAGGCGCCATAATCTTCAGTTGGGCTTACAAACCAGAAGACATCCGCGGTAAGAGTCGTGTCTTCGGCCGATCTGGTAGAAAGTTATCGAAGGCAGGCAAGTAAGGAGGTATATCTTTAACTGGTATTGGGGTTTGTGTAGGTCCTAAGAGATCTGCCGCGCTTCGGCAAGACGCCAAGTTGAATCTACCAGGAGAAGAGTCACTCCAAATGAGCTGCGAGCCTTCGAAGAGGAGGATGTACGTGCTTCACGCCCCTCGCGTGGAAGGCACATGGGTGGCAGCAGTGCATGCCAATTGTCTGCACAATGAGGAGGCCGCCCTCCGCTTGAGAACTCTCGGTGCCACACCACCGGACCCTGACGACGACAGGTTGATGAAACGCTTCCAACACTTCGGTGTTTTTGTGAAGAAACTGAACGTCGCTAGGTGGACCCGAGAGCAGGTGGTGCAATCGTATTCCGGTCGATTGCGCAAACGATACCAAGAAGCTCTTGAATCACTGGATCATGAAGGCGCCGTTTCATCGGCCGACGCTAAGTTGAGCGCCTTCTTGAAGGCTGAAAAGTTTAATCCTATGCTTAAGCCCAGTAAGCCACGTATGATAATGGCCCGTACGCCAAGATTCAATCTAGAGTTAGCAACATACCTTAAACCACTTGAGCATGCAATATGGAACAAGTGGCGGTTCGGTATGGGAGGTGTCACACCTACGAGAGTGGTGGGCAAGGGGCTGAATCAGGTGCAGCGAGCAGCACTTCTGAAGAGGAAGATGGAGGACGTGGGTGACTGTATCGTCTTTGAGGTCGATGGTAAGGCTTTCGAAGCTCATGTGAGTTCTAGGCAACTAGGTCTCGAACATGGTGTCTACAAAGCTGTCTACCCGGGAGACAAGACACTACAGTGGCTGCTATCAAAGCAGGAAGTTTTGTCCGGAAAGACTGCTGGGGGAATCAAATATCGACGAAGGGGGTGTAGGGCTAGCGGCGACTTTAATACCGGGCTTGGAAACACGCTCGTTATGGGTCACTGCGTCCTCGCAACCCTTGAGTCTTTAGCTGACGAACTCGGTTCTTTCCGTGCGACAACACTAGCTGACGGAGATAACTGCCTTCTGTTTGTGGAGTCTAGGGTGGCTGGCCAAGTGCATGACACGTTCGCGGACGCTATCACCAGGATAGCGTCACAAGAGCTGACTGTAGAAAAGCCTGTATCGTCCCTCGAAGAAGTTACGTTTGGACAGTGTAAACCTTGCTACAATGGAGAGGTTTACACAATGGTAAGGGATCCGTTAAAGGTAGTTTCCCAAGCGTTTAGTAGTTATCGGCACTATGATTTCTACGCGTTTGGTGTGAGGCTAGCCAAGTCAATAACGGAGGCCGAGCTGTTTTTGTCCAGGGGTGTGCCAATTTTGGAGCCGTTCTTCGCTGAGGCACAGCGTCGGCTCGCACCCTACCACAAGATACGTAATCCGGAGGACTTTTTGGAAGGGCACCTGATCGGGCTGGATCTTCCCGAAAAAGTGGTTGCTCGAGGTGTTACTGCTGCCGCTCGCCTTTCGTTCGAGAAGGCGTGGGGGATACCCGCTCAGGAGCAGATTAGGATGGAGGAGGAGTTGGTTTCTGGTCTCTGTGACTTTCCAAACGATAGCTATTTGAGTCGTTTGGAACAACCTAATGATGTCACGGTGGAGTCAGACGAGACTTTCCTCCACTCTTATCTGTTCCGCGACTCGAGGCAGTGAGACTGCTGATGATGAGTTGCGAGGGTACAGCGTTGTGAGGTTGTTCAACACAGCCTCTAGGTCATAGCGGATGACCCGGTAGTCGGAGACAGTAAGGAAGGTCCTGCTACGCACAGGAGATTCTGGGGCGAGCGAGGCTCTGCAACGGTGGCGTCAGTAACTGGAACCCAGCAATGGTGCTTTAAAAAGGTAAATATTCCGGCCAGTTTGTTGTATTCTTAGCCATGATGCGCGCCGCAAGGTGTACTAGGTCGACTGGGACCTATAATGCCCAGAATTGTGTGGAACCCGGCCCAAGTCAGATCGAACCAGTCTAGACATTTAATGGGGCGGCCACTCGTAGCGAGATGGGTAGCTGGTTCGCCGAGGCGCGACTAGAGGATGGGCGTAGGGAAGACCGGTAGTATTGGGGGGCTAGGTTCGGAACGGATTTTCTTATAGGTTTTAAAGCGATAGGCGGGGGTTGCGTCCCGTTGGCTGAGCAGGCGTTCTTCGGATCTTGTCTGTGCGTGTCGTTCGTAGCAGCTTATGCTAGCGCCTAACCACCAGGGGATTTGCGACCTCTGTTTTGGCAGCTTATGCCAGTGGGAACCTATGAGGAGGATACCAACCGCTTATTTCCATTACGATTAACCACATGGGAAACCACACGCGGGCTAGGTCAACGACGTTTTAGTAAGGGATGACCGAATTGCAGGCACACACATATGCGGATTGACGACCGCAGCAGATTGGTAGTTTCCAATGTGTGGCTGGATGCTGATTCTTGGGCCCATAATGTCCTAGTTACATTGACCCGAAAGGGTGCGGAGTGGGAGTTAGTCTAGGAGACAAGTGATCCTTTTGCCGGACGAACCGCTGTGTTCCCCAGGTTCTACGTCTGAGTTGTGTACCAAGAAACGGCCGTGCTCGCGCGTGTTTAGGCGGACGGGTTGACTTACTGAGGATGACTGGCGGGCGCTCAGCCGACCACATCTGCATCGGCGGGAGAAAGCTACTTCCCGGCGGTGGTATGGTGGCGTTATTATTAAGATTCCGACATAACTGGTTATGAGTCGTACTGCCTGGCAAGCAGTACTGGCAAACCGACCCGTATCGTGACAACTCTGTAACGCTTAACAGTGACTGGCATTTGGGATCACAGAGCCCATATGCCTTGGCATTACTCATGTGGCTATGCACCCAAGCAACAGGGGCCCTCTCAAGGCCGAGAGGAACAGTCGACCTAGCAGAAATGCGTCTCGTCCCGTGATTCACGGCGAGAGCTCTAGCGAACCCTACGGGGATTGGCCGCGCGAAGAGCAACTACTTACCACAGTACGCAGGGGCGAAAGTCCCTGAGCGGCC